ATGACAGAACCAAAACAAGTACCAAGCAATTTAGCAGAGCTTGTTATCACCCCTGAGTATTCAGAAGTTAATGAAACCTATACGGTTAAAGAGCTGCAAGCAGAGCTTAAAGACCTGGGCGTTGCTTATCGCTCAAGCGATAGTAAAGATGCTTTAGCATGGCGGTTTATTGACGCTCAACAAGATAATTTTGAGCCAGTTGAAGCAGATCCGGAAGTTGAAGCAGAAACAGAAGCAGAAACAGAAGCAGAAACAGAAGCAGAAACAGAAGCAGAAACAGAAGCAGAAGCAGAAACAGAAGCAGAAACAGAAGCAGAAGCAGAAACAGAAGCGGAAACAGAAGCAGAAGCAGAAACAGAAGCAGAAACAGAAGCAGAAGCAGAAACAGAAGCGGAAACAGAAGCAGAAACAGAAGCAGAAGCAGAAACAGAAGCGGAAACAGAAGCAGAAACAGAAGCAGAAGCAGAAACAGAAGCGGAAACAGAAGCGGAAACAAAAGCGGAAGAGTTTGAGCAAATCACGGTTTATAACGATGGTGCATACAACCTTTATGAGCCACATAGCCGCACTTTGTTTTACGCTCGTAAAGAAGCTGTAATTGAACTCAAGCCAAGGGTTACTAAAGAGCGAGTGTTACGCAATATCGAACAGATCAACGCAACACGTGGAAAAGTTTTAGTAATTCGTTAAACCCCATAGGCTGTGGTGCTTTGCGTCGCAGCCGTCTTTTGGCTAAGGGCGGCTAAATGTTAAACAGCAAGACTTTAGGACGTGCAGTAGGCATCAGCCAAGATGAAGTGTCTGGCAACACTGGCCCGAATGTGCCGTCAATCAATCCCAATGGCGTTATTGTGGGCCGTTTTAAACGCGGCCGTACCGATAAGCCATTCAAAGTTAACTCAATAAACTACAAAGCCTTATTAGGCGAAGATAGAACCAATCCAAGCTACACAATCGTTCAAGATGCTTTTATCGCTGGAGCCACTGAATTGTGGATCTTGCGTATAGGCAATCCAATCCTAAAGCTTAGCAACGGAACCGAGGTTGCCGACGGTAAAACGTTTGAGCAGATAGCGTTTGAGAGTAATTTATACCCAGCACCAGTAGTGAAGGAAGATATTTATAAGCCGTTGATTGAGTTGCTGGATGCTCAATTGCGATCGCTTGTCAAAAAAATAGGTGATGTTAGTGAGGCGTATTTACCTGGTATTAATCATCTAAATATCGAGAAAACAACTTTCGGTAAGGCGTTTACTATCAAAGAAGGCTACAAGTCTAAAATTGAGCTGCTACACAGCCATTTGGGGTCAGTGGTTAAACAGCCTGTACCAATTATAGACAGCTACAAGCCTGGTATTGAGGTGCTACCAGTATCGTTACGCTATGGCTTTAAATCATTTGAATATGAATACGGTTACCATGCCTCGGCCAAGCAATTAAACATTGAGCGTATATCGAAAATTAAAGAAAAAGAGGTGGGTTCAAGATACACGCCTCAAGCTGAAATACTAGATGCTCGATTATCACAAGCATTACAGACTCATAGCTTAAACATAGGAACAGGCTCCTATACGCAAACTTACACCTTGCTAGACTTAACCATATCTAGCGGCCTAGTTGAGACGGCCATTAATACCGAAGGCTACCAGGCACAAATTGAACAGTTATCACTGGTATTACAGCAAGCATTAAGCGTTGTTGATATCAAGATTAATAGCGGTTACTTGCCAGCCATTGAGGCGTTAAGTGCTCACTTATCGGATAAAGGCCAACACGCAACATTAAACGATGGTTACTTTGCTGGCATAGAGCCTATGAGTATCGAATATGTTAGCTACCTTGCTGGCGAGTATGAGGCAAATAGCGGTTATTCGGTTGGAATTGAGGCCCTAGACGCAGCCAAAGTTAATTTTGAGCAAGTAGATATAGAAGTTTCCCAGGACGGCTACACACCAATTATTGAGCCACTAAACGTCTTTACAACACAGAGGATTAAATAATGAAAACAGGTTTTGCAGGCGAATTGCGTTGCATTGTCAAAAAGAAGGACGGCTCAACCGTCCAAGATACTGGCTACCAAAAGAACATGTTTCTTGACACGGGCTTAGATTTTTTTGGTGGTGGCCATGGTGATGATATTTTTGCTAACTGCTTAGTTGGTAGCGGTGACACGGCACCAGAAGCCACCCAGGCTAAGCTCGTTAGCTTTGTAGCTAAGCATAACTCAATTGAGGCCACTGGCAGCGGATCAGAGCCATATCTAAGCGGTGATCAGGATTTCAAAGCCTGGCGTTCTAGTACATATCGTTTTGAGGGTATCAGCGGCAAGACTATTTCAGAGGTAGGGCTGGCTAGTGAGTTTGCCAGTCAAAGCAACTACCATCTTTGCACGAGAGCTTTAATTAAAAATGCCGAAGGCGTGCCAATTTCTATCACTTTGAAAGATGACGAAGTGTTAGAGATCACCTACCGCATCTGGCAAATCTTTGACCTAGAAGATAAAGAGTTTTCTATCAAAATCACTGACGATATCGGAGGCGAGAAGCTGTATAAGGCTAAGTGCCGCTTGTCTGGTATTGGTGATGAAGGGGCTTACTATGAATCTAAAGTAGGTATGGTGTTTGCAGAAGATACGGAGTACGCATCCGAGACGTTTAGTGAGTTTTACTCATACGCCGGCGATATTGGTGAAGTTGCAGGCGTGCCTAATATTAATATGGGTGCAGCCGCCAGTGTAACGCTTAGTGACTATGAAGAAGGCACATACACACGTGATATGAGTATCTTTTTTGGCCTTGATGATGCACGTTTCCCAGTGAGAAGCGTGTTAGTGCCTACTACTATGGGTAACTATCAAATTCAGTATGGCTCAAAAGACGGTGACGACCCAATTCCTAAATCCAAAAACGACACCTTGACTGTGCCAATTCGCTTTACTTGGGCGCGCTATGAGGGCGAGCTGAATGTTACCGAATAACAAAATTAAGCGTGTTAGAAAATGGCTTGACGATCTTAATGAGCCCAGGGATAGAAAGCATCCTAATACACGCTCGTTTTGTTTGGGTGGCGCTGATATAGGCGATACCACTCAAGGTATAACAAGTTTTGTCTGGCAGGTATGGACGGACGGTGCATCTATCTTTTTGCAGCGTACCGACCTGTCAAGCCCTGATAGGGTTCTAACTGACAAGGGCATAACATCGGTTTCAGTGGCTTTTGATCGCAATATGAATCTGGTGATAGCTTACCAGGCTGGCTTGGAGTCGAAGCTATGGGTAGGCCGCAATGGTTCGCTTTCTGGAACTGTTACAGCCTCAATAAAAGGCAGTCAGAGCCCTATGGTGGCCTTAGATGACAATAGGTATGCAGCTAATAGTACGTCTGATGTGATCTTTGCTTACGTCAAAGACTCAACACTTTGTTGTCGATATCAGCGTGAAAAGTATAGAACAGAGCATAAGTTGCAGGTATTAGAAGGTGATACAATTTTGTATCGCATAGGCATGGGTAGGGATAATCGCTTTTTATTCCTACTACAAAAAGAAGTGAAAAGCTAAGGCGGATTTATGATCACATCAAAAATCTTAAAAAGCGCCGCAGGCGTGCAAGTCGGAAGCGTTATTGACAAAACAGAAACCTTAACCCTACCAAGTGCATCGGAAGGCGTTGTAGTAGGTCGTTTCAAGCGTGGCCGTATGGATAGGCCTTTTAAGGTGACGATATCCAACTACCAGGCCGTCTTAGGGCGTGATTTATCCAATCCTAATTTTTTGATAGTGCAAGACGCCTTGGACTGTGGCGCTGGTGAGATATGGGTTATGCGAGTGGGTAGCAGCTACCATGAAGCAAATACCGACCTATCGCAAATCAAACCAAAATATGACGGGAAGATACCGGCTGACGGAACCTGTAAATTTCTATGAGTTAGCAATGATTTGTAATTTTATAAAACAGCCAAAGAGGATTAGCAATGATCACAACTAATATTTTAAAAACCGCTGTTGGCGTACAGCGTGGTGATGTTATTGATAAGACAGAATCCACGAAATTTCAAAACGTCACGAACGGTATCATCATTGGTCGGTTCAAACGTGGCGTTATGGGCACCCCATTTAAGGTCAATGAAGGCAATTTTTCAGCCATTCTGGGCCGTGATGCGGCAAACCCTAGTTTCCTAGCTATTGAGGACGCTTTAAACAATGGAATAAGTGAGGTTTGGGTTATGCGCATCGGAACAAGTGTAGAGCACAGAGAGTATGATGGTTTAGACTTCTTAGAGTCAGAGCTAAAAGAAGCGGTTAAGTGGTCCGACCTAGAGTTTGGCGATAGTTATACTCCTTACTACGAGGGCGAGAGCTATTAACAAATATAGGTGAGGTTATGGAAAAAGTTTTAGTGGATAAGCATAGATTAACTGAGCTTGAAGATGCTTACAAAGAAACAGTTAAGAAAGACGATCTTCAAGTTCAAGGCAACTACGTCTTAATTTATGAGCAATCAAGTAAAAAGGTAGATAAAAAATGAGTACTAATCCAATTTTAAGTAAACATGAGGACGTGGTAGAGTTTGCAACAAAAGTCGGTAAAGATATTGGCGGTGTTGCTAACTTGCAAACAACTGATAAGACAAGCGTTGTAGCTGCTATTAATGAATTAGCTAACGGTGTAAACACTGCTTTCAGTGACCTTGAGAACGCAATTGATAATTCTTATGCTAAGAAGTCTGATTTAACCTCACTGGCAACTAAATCCGAGCTATCTAAGCAAATTGCTGATCTTATTGGCGGTGCTGATGCTGATAACGATACTCTTAAAGAAATTGCTGATAGAGTAACAGCTCTAGCCCAAGCAGATAAAGGGTTAGTTAGTGCAACGTCTAAGCAGGCATTTAATGAAGCCCAAAAACAACAGGCTAGAGATAATATTGGAGCAATCTCCGAAGCTGATGTTAATGGAATTTTAGAAGCTCAATCCGGTGGTGATTATGTTTCTGCTTACCTTCAAGCTAGTAAGTAAATTGGTGATTAATATGCAAATAAAGCTATTATTCATTCCAAACTAAGGATTAACGTATGAGTGTACCTAATGTTTATTTAAGTAGGCACGAGGATGTTAAAGAGCTGGCTAAACGTATCGGTAAGGATATGGGTTCATTAGATCTTTTAACTACTGATGATAAAGAAAATATTGTAGCGGCCATTAATGAGCTTAAACAAGTTCAAATTGACATTATTAGCCGTATTGAGGTGCTAGAAGATCACCACAAGAAGCCATTGGATCAAGGTCCTGCCTCCGAATACTCTGGCACAGGCTGGTATAAGGCAACTGACACTGGTATTGTTTATAATAAAGGCGTACCAGAAGGCGAAACCCATACCTTTGAAGGAGATCCTATCGAGTACATTAGTGTATGGCGTAATGAAGGGCTTGACCTAGAAAATTTTGAGGGTACTCCAGATGAAGCACTTAAGTTACTAGAGTGGCATAAAAACCTTCATAGATTTGCAACCAGTAACGTTACAGATATGGGTGGTTGGGCGTATGGGTATGGTAACAGTGAGCTTTATGGGGATCTTGGAATCTCACCTGATTTCGATATTGACTCTATTGATATATCTCACTACGACACCTCAAACGTTACTTATATGGCTGCTATGTTTACTGACTCGGTAATTAACCAACCATTAGACAACTTCGATACCTCAAAAGTTATTAGCATGGATAGTATGTTCCAAGGAGCCACTTCATTTAACCAAGATCTATCGCAGTGGTGTGTACCTCTTATAAAATCAAAGCCTTGGTATTTTGATAACAATACAACCAGCTGGACTCTACCAAGACCAGTTTGGGGAACCTGCCCGCGCGGTGAGAATAAAGCATAGGAACACCCCTAAACAATACTGTTAGCCCAACTCTATACTATGCCTATATTCACCAATATAGGCATTTTTTATGGCAACTCAACTGTTTATTAATATCCTGCCTACTTCCGTTACTATTACCAATAGCAAGGAAAGTAAGGCATTAGCAACTATCGAGCTTGTTACTGAATACGGCTTTGATCACAACGTCGTGGCCAAAATACAAGTAGTTGATGATAAGACACCAACTAACGCAGCTGACCCGTTAAATAATCTGTTATTTGACATTACATTTGCTGATAAAGTTGATGATAGTATGATCACCTCACTACAAGGCCGTTTATACACTGGCGGCGGCGCAGACGAGCTTGAAAACAACTACCCAAATAACTTCTCATACATCACGCAAAAGCTTGATTTTCATGGCGCACTAGATAGCAGCAATGACTTCTTTGAGCAAGTGGAAACCACGTACTCTAAGAGCAACGCTACTCAAGTTGTAAGTGCGTTAAAAGCTGTTAAGGCCCTAAAAGACCACGGTACCTACCGCAAGGCTGAAGTTGTCGTTGACGTGCCAGCCAGCCCTATTGTCGAACCAACACCCGAGCAGATTACACGCACTTTAATTGATATGCGTGAACGCCCACGTTACATTGTTGTTTGTTCAACCGATGACATGCCGGTTATTGAAGCCACAACAAAGGTTATGGATAAGCTTAACTGTCACGTATTGCTAGACCTGGGCAAGATCAACGACTGGGTAGCGGCGGCGGCACTTGCTGAATCTATTAACATTAAAGACCATCGTTTTTGGGTTTTTTGGAACCCGAACGTATCACGCCCTTCAAACAGCGCAAGCGTACTATCACGCAAAAAATGGCGCCCTTGTGTCGGTGACTACCTAGGCCAATTACTTGTTCGTAACGCTATCACCAACGCTTCCGGCATCCCACCTGTTAACCGCCCTGTTGCCGGTTATGACTTCCCTGTTAGTTTCCGTGATATGGAAGCTATGCCAAGCGTTAGCCTTGATGAAGAGGCCCAAAATGCCCTGGCTTCAGCTGGCGTGAACGTGGTATTGAATGAACGCTTTGATGCAGGCGATCGCTGGATTTATGGTGATGCTATTACTCAATACGATAGTAAAACAAGCGCTTTACGCTTAATCAACGCATCTGAAATCACCACTTACGTTGATAACGCAGTAGTTAGCATTGCTAAAAAGCACTTACTTAAAGGTATGACTAGCTACGTCAATGACGCAGACGCAGAAATCCGCCGCTTCTTAAACGCTTGTAGTTCAGCTGGCTTGTTACAGCCGGTAGCAGAGCTATCAGGCAAGCTATACGGCCTAGAGGTAGCACCAAGAGCAGATAACCCATTTGAAAAGGTTGATATTAGACTTGTTAAACGCCCAGAGGGTTGTGCTCGACAAGTTTACTTTGAAACCACAATCACCAAGTAATACAGTTTATTGATCAGTAAAAAGGAAGATAAATAATGTTAGTATCAAGCCATATTATCGAGCGTAACCAGGATCGCATGTTAGAACGTCAAGAGGCGCAATTTGACGCAACTAACAGCGCTAAGCAAGCGGCAGAATCTATTGAGGTTGACCCAATTGATGAGCGTATCGCCGCACACGCGACCACTCAAATGCGTTTAGCAGCACTGCAAGTAGCGTTTATGCTGGCAGGCATCATGTCAGAGGTTGAATTTGAGGACCAAGAGCTACTACCAAGTGAGTTGTTGGATAGCCTAATCCTTGAGTCATTTGTTGAAGATCCAGAAGATGACGACGATGAAATCGACTCAACTGTAAAAACAATCTTATCAGCCCATATCGCAGACGCTATGAGCACTCTAGGCGTTGATGAAGATTTGATTAATGATGTGTTTGATAGCGACGTTGATATTGCAGACGCAGCGATCGAAACAGTATCAGAGATCATCTTAGAGAACATGCCAGCCGATGACGAGCTAGACGACTTTATCTCAATCTTTGCATACGGTGACGAAGCCACTTATGACGCAATGATGAAGGAAGAAGAAGATACATACGACGCAGCCAAAAAGCCATTAACGGTTGGCCGCAAAACTAAGCGTAAAGTAGGCAATAAGACTGTTACTTACAAGGCAGTTAAAGCGGTTCGTGATGGTAAAATCAAGGTTGTTAACAAGCGTATTGGTGGCAACGTCCGTTTGAGTGCAGCTCAAAAAGCGGCCCTTAAAAAAGCTCGCAAAAAGTCTGTAACAGGTACCGCAGTTAAAAAGCGTATGATGTCATTTGCTAAGGGATTGCAGCGCAATATCTATAACATTGATCCACAAAAAGCACGCAATATCCGTCGTGGCTTAAAAGCAAGTCACTATCGCCGCACTGTTGGCCAGTAATTTGTTGGAACACCCCAACTAATCAAGGCTAACAGCAAGCGATAATAACCCCAATCATTCAATTTGTTTGGGGTTATTTTTTTATGAAACTGTCAGAAATCACAGAAAAAACATCGCTTGTCAGCGACTTTGTTAAGCGCTTAGCTAAAACAGCTAGACAGCAAGTTGTTGTTGTTGATGTTTTAAGAGTATCGAGGGTATCTGGTGCCAGTGCCAGGCCTGTTCATATCGCTTTAGACGGCGGCCAGGTTGTAAAGCTTTATATTCGTGAAGCCCCTGAATCAGATCAGCCGGATGGGCTGGATATTTTCCGTATTGATATTAACAGCAAAACACAGCCGACTACCGGCGACTTTGATAACTCTTACAAGCCAGCATTTAACGCATCAGTTGACGAGATCGCAAAACTTGTTAACCAGGGCCAAAAGGCATTTAGTGCCCGACGAGCTCGCGCCCAGGTAACAAAGACTAAGCGTAATAGAGCGCCAGCCAACAAAGCGCAAACGTTAAAATCACTGCTAGAAGAGTCGGTAGAACTAGATAAAGTAATTACAGTTAAGACCAAAGAAAAACAAGATCTTGAGGCTCAATTAGAGAAAGTAAAACAGCAAAACGCAGCATAAGGTGATGACATGCAAAACGCCTATATAGTGGACTTTTTTTTAAGCGGTATGTTAATGATTATGATGTTTTACTTGTATGTAGATATACTTAGCAGGTTAAAGCTACTCAACAGGGTTATTGACAGCAATACATTGGCCGTGGCTATCGGTCAAACCTTGCGTCAATCTGTATTGTTGAGCATGCCGCTTTTAGGCTTGTTGATGTTCTTACTATGGCGTTTTTATGCCGTGATGGTTATATCGCAGTCATGGGGCGTTGGCGGTGCTGGCTTGCTTGTTATTATGGCTATTTTGGGTTCGTTATTCGTATGGCTTGATATGCTGTTAGTTTGCATCAAGAACTCAAGATTTGTTGATGCGTCTAAGCTTATAACCCAGGCCAAAAAGACAAGATCTAAGATAAGATTGCCAGACCCCAACACCCCATTATCCGAGGTGCGCATTAAATGATTACCGCCGAACACATTAGGCAGATGATTATTCATTGGTTGGACACGCCGCCTAACGGTTATTTTGCTCAAAGCTATGGCGCAGATGCCAAGGCCATGCTGCTAAAAGAGTTGTCCGCTGATATAGCAGACGAGTTTTTAAGCAAGCTTAGGGCCGATATACCGATAATAAACACACTAGATGAAGATCAATTAAGTATATCCATTGAAACAGTGGGATTTGATACGATTAACGTTGTCTTATCTATTGGCAGTATTGATATTCAGCTAAATGAAAACCCAATAACCGATATTGATCAGGATTACTATAATGTCAGTGCCCAGTAACCAGTTAAGAAAAAAGATACTATCAAGCATAGACAGTCACTTAAACGACTACCCAGAAGTTGCAGAACGCTGGCGAGCTGGCGACCCCACAGTAAGAGCTATGATGACTTCGGTTGTGGAAACTGTCTTATGGCTATCGCGTGATAACCAGGTAAACATTACAGAGCCGTTTATTAAGTCTAAGCAAAGCACGATCATTGCAGATGCCATTAACAAGGGCATATTACCAGTTGCCACGCCTTGCCAGCACATGCTAACTATTGAGAATAACGGCGATAGCAAGATTAGTTTGAGCCAAGGCCGATTGATTGAGGATGGTACGGGCAGACAGTGGCGTATTATGGCCTCAATCACATTAAACAGCCATGAAGCCAAAAAGGTTTTGGCAGAACAGAGCACTGTTAACAACATTGAGGTAAACATACCTGTTAGTGAGTCTTTTTACCGCCTAGATATATCAACAACCGACGGTGCTTACTTATCAGGCTTATCGGTTTATAACGCAACCTTGGGTATGAGTTTTCAGTACATGCCTAAGTTTATGAACGCTGGGGTAGGCCAGGCGGCTTATACCTTGCAGAGCCATAACCTTGAAGATATAACGATTGTTTTTGGCGACTCCGAGCGCGCCGGCGTGACAGTACAAGCCGGTGATACCTACGAGATCGCAATCACTCAAAGCTATGGGTATGTTGACCAATCAAGCCTAAGCAGCGCGGCCTTGAGTGAGATTTACGAGGCAGGGGAAAGCAAGTTAAACCTATATTTCAAAGCTGGTGATCTTGTTCGAGCCGGCGCAGATCCGTTAAGCGTGGCTCAAATGCGACTACTTGCCAGCTACCCTTCAATGTATGACCATAACGCCGTTTTCATGGGTAACTTTGACTTTTTAGTACGCAAGCACTTTATGCAGCGTTTTGACTACATGGCCATTTGGAATGAGACGATCAATGAGAAGCACTACGGGGCCTCGTTGGACGCGATCAACCATCAATTCTTAACTGTGGTAGCTAAAAACAAGATTGAGCAAAACGCACTGGTAGAGGATATTAAAAAGCTGGTAGCCAATGCCGACTCGCTGTTGGATGGTAAGATTAAGGTTAAAGCTGTCAAAGAAAGACCGTATCAGATAACAATAACGGGCCGGCTGGCCACGGTTCACGACATGGACGCGGTAAAGACTCAAATCAAAGAATTGTTACTTGAGAGCTTTGGTAAAGGCTCGCTATCATCAAGCTATCACAGCCCAGACGGCTTTAATAAACAAGAGATAGCCATTAAGATCAGAAATGATATTACAGCCTTCCAGGACCGTATTAGTGATTTTTCTATATTAACAGAAGATACGGTGGAAAACCCCATTAAGCCGCACGAGTGGGCCTACATGACAGAAGAAAGCATTAAGATAGATATGACTAGAACGGCCGATACTGGCACAGCTATTTGGACCTTATAAAATGAGTAGCAGCCTTCAACAAACCAAAAAACTAACAGCCGCAGACTTTGCCATGACGGTTCAGAAAAGCCATAAGGCTAATGAGCTAGACGAGGCGATCGCGGGTGTTTTTGTAAAGCTGATTGAAGAGTACGAGCTAAAAAGCCTTGTAGATATGAACAGTTATGGCACGCCATGGCTTGAAAGTAGTTCTGTTGTGGTTGAGCGATTTAGTAAGCTCAATGGCCTGGTTATCTTGAGACAAGATGCAGATAGTCTATCCGCCGATATTATGACGATGATCTTGTCAGCTTGGCAGGGTATGTCTAGTGGCCGTGGCCTAGGCTTTTTGCAATTCGTACTAAACATGCTATTCCCAGGCAATAACAGAGTATTGAGGCTTTGGCACTCAAAAGAGCTGGCAAACTCTTACCCAGTAGCAGTAAGTGAAAAACAAATGCCAGGCTCGTTTTTAACTAGCCGTGTGCGTATTGCATTAACGCTTAATGATAACAATAGTGATATTTCAGATATTGCCCCTGTCTTAGAAAAGCTGGTTCCCTGGAATATCGTACCTGAAATTGCTGTCTCTGTTAATTTCAGCCAAGTTGATGTTGCTGTCGCGGTTGGTGGCTATCGCTATCACGTGGCCTACCTATCGCCTTTTTAGGTGGAACACCCCTAAAAACATAAAAGCTTTATACCGCAAAATAACCCTATCATTTATTATTGATTAGGGTTATTTCCATGAAAAGTTCATCACCTACCTTGCAAGCCTATTCTCAGATGCACGAGCTGGCCAAATCTTTGGGCTCAGCTATGCTGGCTTGTAACGCAATTTGTAAGCCTGAAGGTTATGAAAACCTTTACATCCTTATCCAAAACTTCCAACGTCCTATGATCACCAACCACGAGCCAGCCGACGCAGATTATGCTTACGGCTTCCAGGCCCACGTTACAGCGCCGCCTAAAACAAACTTTGAAGGCCAGTGGACCATGATTGAAACCGAATCAGGCACCATTGCCAAGTTTGCAGAAGATATCGTTATTAAACACAATGGTGAGATCCCATTAGTACGTGTTTATGATGGGTTCGCTACCGATGGTAACGAGATTAAAGGTAAGACTGAATACTTACTTAAAGACTGTGCTATTACCTTCCCTGATGGTGGTGGTGAGATTGATTCAGCAAGCCGCAGCCAAATCCTGCAAGTTCAGGTAACTTGTCGTTATAACTACTTTGGCCAAACTGGTGATATTGGCGCCGGTACTGCTAACAAACTGGCTGGCTTGTTAACCAACGCATTAAACGCTTTTGGTGGTTATAAGCCAGTTTCTACCATTGGTGGTACAACTACCTTTGGTTAAGGTAAGCGACTATGTTTACTAGCAGACAAGATAGCTACATCGAGGGCGATATTAAGAGTGTCGCCACTCGATTTTATGAAGAGCTATATACGACCGGCTATTCACTTCTTGAAAGTGATGTAGAGCGTATTATTACTGATGTTTGCCGTGATTACCTGGCATGGGGCGGTGCGTTACGTGCGTATGATCTTGATGATAAAGATGATACTTATACGCTGCTAATTGATAGCTCAACAAATATCTACAACGACGAATGGAGCATTATTAGGCCTGTTGTTGTGGCTAGATGCGACCTTATGCAAGCTAAACGCATGGAAGGCGCTCAAAACTTGGGAGTACAGCCGGTTGGCGTGAGCTCAAGTGAGGCCTACCAAAACCACAGAGAAGCTATGCTAGAAATGAAGAGGGAGGCGTTTAATACACACCCTTTTAGCGTTGATAGCGTGACCGATCTTGAGGGTAAAAACCAAACTAACAATACGATTGATCTTTTTCAAAGCATTCAGATTAATTGCAACGGTTGGTGGAATTGACTTCCTCCCCTCCCTAAAGTGAGGGGATTCCCGATATTGCTACCGAGAACTTCCTAATTCAATGAGAACAGCTTATGCAGACTAACTACACAAGACTGACATTCTCTCCAAAGGCTAACCCCGCAAGCCCTGCGGTTAAAATGTTTTTGGCAGCATTGATATCACGATCATGGGTGGTTTTGCACTCAGGGCAATCCCAGTGGCGTGTATCAAGCGCCAAGAAATTCAAGGTATATCCACAGTTGGAACAGCGTTTAGAGCTTGGGAAAAATTGGTCTATCTTAGAGATAGTCCGACCAGCCCAGTCCGCTTTGTATTCCAACTGGTTAACAAAGTTACCCCAACTGGCGTCAGCGATATGCTTGGCCAGCTTAGGATTTTTAATCATGTTTTTTATTCGAAGCGATTCAACACAAATAACTTGGTTTTCGTTTATTAATTTGCGGGACAACTTGTGCAAGTTATCCAATCGACAATCGGAGATTTTGGCGTGAATACGAGCAACTCTCATCTTAGCCTTAGCGCGATTAGCCGAGCCGAGTTTTTTTCGACTCAAGGCGCGCTGGGCTTTGGTGAGTTTAGTGGCGTATTTAGCAGTCAGGCGAGGATTGTCGATTTTAATACCGCTATCGGTAACAAACAGGTGCTTAATGCCAACATCAATACCGATATTACTATCAGACTTTGGCAAGACCTGATTTTCAAACTCGCACAGGCACGATACAAAGTAACGTCCTGCACAATCTTTGGAAATGGTAATGGTGCTTGGTGCGCTTGGCAGTTGCCTAGACCAACGTATATCAAGCGGCTCTTTGCTTTTGGCGATATAGATTTTACCGTCCCTGTATTTAAAGGCGCTTTTGGTAAATGCAGCCGATTGTTTATGAGTTTTCTTTTTGAATGTTGGATATTTGGCACGACCCTCAAAGAAGTTCTTAAAAGCCGTTTGTTGGTGTCTAAGAGCTTGTTGTGTGGGAACACAAGAAACATCATTCAAAAAAGCAAATTCAGGTTGTTTTTTCAATTCAGTAAGTTTAGCACTTGCTTGAATATAGCCTATTTTTGCCTTGCTTTGGTAATACTCATCAGTACGCCAGCGCAATATCGTGTTATAGACAAACCGCACGCAGCCGAACGTTTGAGCAAGCAGTTTAGCTTGTTCATCAGTTGGGTAAAAGCGGAATTTATAAGCACGATGTTTCATATTTCACATTTTATTATTAAAAATGTGAGAAGTCAATACTTTAACCATCATGGCGTTTCCTCCATACCCTTAAGTGCATGGTTCCCACGCCATTAGGAGAAAAAGATGAAGGTAGTTCTATCTGACGGCTCGATTATTGGCGGCGGCGACCTTATTAGTGCGATATATCGTACTGACTTGGTGCCAGTGCCAGTATCTCTTGAAATGGTAGTTAAAGCTACCGACGAGCTAAAAGGACTATTGGGTATTAGCGATAAGCTGATAGTTGGCGACGGCATCAGCTTAACAATCGTCAAATCACAGCATATAAATATGCAGGCGGTTAAGGCAGGAAAGCGTGTGGGCGGATTAATTATTATTGCTGTGTTATCGGGTTGCGAGCCGCTGCTAAGTGTAGCAAGTAGGGCCACGTCACTAAACGATACAAGCTTTAACGAGGTTTATCGGGTCCTGGGTGCAAAGATACGACTAAAAAGCGATATCAAGTTAAATCAGTTTATATGCTTAAAGGGCCAATTACCGACAAAAAGAATAGCAATATCGCTGCAAAAAGAAGCAGCTGTAACTATGTATAGCGACGGCGAAATATCTGTTACTCGCATTAATGATTTATTCAAAGGTGAGTCGCTTATATACGATCGTAGTGCTTTACAGTGGATAGATAACCCCCATGTTTTATCGCATGGCAACACTAACTTTTTATCAGTTGATGATAACGGATCAGATATCTTAGGTTCACCGCTTAACAACAAGCAAGTAGGCTATTACCCAAGAGCAGACGCCAGGGAATTGCAAAACTTGCGTCGTATCTTAGTGACTAAGGCCAAGATGGTAAGACAGCTTGATGATAGGTTGAACGCTGGCAGTGTGGTAACCATTGATGACGGTTATGGCCAGGATAGCCTGGTGGTTTTAACAGCAGCGCATCGTTACGATACTGGGGCTTTAGGTGGCAGGCCGATAATGGCTACTCAAGCGTGGCTTGCACAATTAGAGGGCGAGAAATGAGCGTAATATCACCATATTTTCACCCAGCCAAGCTGGTGTCTTATGACAAGGCCAATAGAACGGCCAATGTAGCAATAGCTGGGTTAACCGATGGGGTACCGGAGGGTATTACCGCTATGCTAGCTTATCCAATCGGTGATGATGATCTTGATACCGAGCGTGAATTGCTACCAGGTGCCGACGTATGGGTTTTTTTTGAGCAAGGCGACACCTCAATGCCAGTGATTGCTTTTTACCGTCGCCATGGCGGTGGCCAAGCGGTAGTTGATGTTCGCCGCATAAGACAGCAAAACATTGAATTGCTGGCAAGAGCTCGCATTACTTTGACGGCAAAAGACCTGATACAAATGCAGGCCCAAAGCGTGACCATTGATGCCAGTACGGTAACTATAACGGCCGACAATATGAATGTTAAGGCTCAAATCAACCATACCGGTAACCAAAGCACGTCGGGAACCATGGCGGCTAAAGGTAATATCACAACTCAAGGCACTATGTCAGCAAGTAATGACGTAGTTGGTGGCGGTATATCCCTAAAAGGTCACGTTCACGGCGGCGTAAAAAGTGGTGGTGGCTCAACTTCTGGGCCAAGATAAGGGCATAAATAATGAATTTTAGAAAACGTCTAGCAAGCTTTTTAATTGATGATAGGCAAGCTCGAATGTCAGAGCAAATGCCCACTATTAACGATGTGGATCGTAGTTATGAGGCTACCAATCCATTTGAACTTGGCACCTTTCATCACAAGGCAAAACAGCCGCGTACTCGCAGACAGATTTATACAATGTGGGAAATCATGCAGGCAGACCCTCAAGTTTCAGAGGCGTTAAGCTTACATGTTACCGCAGCTTTGGGCGGCCATGAGTCAACTGGTGATATGATTTTTATCACACCAAACGATCATATCAGAGAAGGGGGCCGCAGAGCCACAGACCTTAGAAAAAAGGTTGAGCGTGAAGCTAAACATATCGTACCTATCATTAATCGACACGTATTTTCATTGGCACGCCAGGCTATTGCTTATGGTGATAGTTATGCTCGTATCTATACAGACGAGCGCAAAGGCGTGCTTGATTTAATGAATAACCGCTTTACCCAGCCTTCACTAATCATGCCATTTGAGCAAGCAGGGCGCACTATTGGCTTTCACGCCTTAGAAGATGAAGATAAGCAGCGCACTATTGCCAAGTTGTCATTAGAACAAATGCTTAGAATTAAAATGCCTCGTATTGAGAATATACCGCAAATGGCCTTAGACGTATGGCAGGATAGAACAACGCTTGTTTATGACCTAAGATCCGATAACCCAATCCTACCTTCCGAGGTAGGCGGCTCATTCTTATATCCTATTGAGGACGCGTGGAGAGACGTAACCATTAGTCGTGCTGGCCTCAACAACCAGCAAATTGCAGACAGCGTTAAGCAGGCTTTTTTAACGCTTAATATGGAAGGCATGCCAGCCAAACAAAGACAAGGCTATATCAGCTCGTTAACTAAAATGTTAAAGAGCTACCGCGATCAAATTCAAGATGCGTTTGACGGCGGTGAGGCTTTGTACGGTACAAAATACCACGTACTACCGCAGTATGGTGAAAAGCAAGTTATTCAGTCAGTAGGCGACCTAGCGCAGCGCGTAGCACCACTGAATGAGGGTATCTTGATGATTAACTTACGTCGCTTAGCCGGTGGCCTAGGTATGGATCTATCACTAATTGGCTGGGCCGACATGCTGGCAGGCGGCCTGGGTGACGGCGCAGCCTTCCATACATCAGCGCAAGTTATGAGACGGTCAATGCTAATTAGACAGGCTTGTATTGACGCATTTAACCACTTAATGAGCATCCACTGGGGTATTAAGTATAACGAATGGTTTGAGCCTCAAGACTATCCCTGGCAGTTTGACTTTTACTCGGATCAATCAGCCGCCGCTACTGAAATGCTTAATAACAAGCAAAATAGAGCGAATACGCTCGCTATTGTGGCCCAATCGCTTGCCGGCCTTCGTGAACTAGGCTTTGACAAGGAAACCAACCAATTAATGCTAGAGGACGTGTTTGGGGCCGATATTAATCTAGCAGAGCGTGTAGCAGCAGGATTATCAGCTAGACCGGCAGAAGAGCAAGGCGGACTAATGGGCCAAGAAGCTGGCATGCCAGGTGGAGAGTCGATGCCAGGTGAGGAGATGCCGGTAGATGATGATGTTGATGACGATATGTTTTGGGATGACGAATAATGCTGGATTTAGTTAGCGAGTTAATCGACCATGACTTTACGGCTGGCAATGACTTTAGAGAAACAGCCTTCAACTTAGTCAGTAATGCAGCTCAAAAGACGGGTGGTGCAGTTGATAATACTGTAAGTAAAAACCTACTAGAAGAGTACGCTCGCATTTACGGAAGAGTTAAAGCTCATAAGGCGCTGATCAAGGCAGTTTACAGGGTAAAGATAGAAAATATATTTGGTCATAAAGGCGATATACCCTGGTTTAAGGATCAAACGCTTAGCTACCTTGCGACTAATGCTGAATTGTCGCTAGGTTCTAATGAGTCTGAAAGCTATCAAGCTGGATCTTACCAGGCGAACTACTTGACCCAACAAACAAGCAGTGAAATGGACATCACCTTTATCGAAACAGCCAAAGGCGATATCTCTAAATCATACAAAGCTTGTCGCAGGCTTGCGTTTAACAACGATGGGACAATGAACGAAACAAAAAGCTATGCGTTTAAGCTAACGGTGGCATTGTTAAACCCCAATGATCCCAGAAGAACTGCTGTTCAGGAATCATGGATAGTTGGTGTTAAGTCAGCAAGCATTGAATTATCAGCAAGTAGCAGAAGCGAATTGGTAGAAATACCGGTTACTTTTGAAAAACTAAGACCTTTATCATTCTCAAGCTAAGGATTAATCATGATTGAAACTAAAATTATCTCAACCGCTGTTGGCGTGCAGCGTGGCGACGTAAACGACAAGACGGAATCAACCCAGGTTCCTTCAACTCAAAACGGGCTAATTATTGGCCGCTTTAAGCGTGGCCGCACCGACAAGCCGTTTAAAGTAACTAATTTAAGTTACCCTGGTATGTTGGGACGCGATATCAACAACCCTGATTACTTAACCGTTGAAGATGCTTTCAACAAAGGTGTTAGCGAGCTTTGGATTCGCCGCATAGGTAAAAGTAAAGAAACTTGATTTTCAGAGAGTGTTGAAAGAAAAGCCACTACTTTGAGTAGTGGCTTTTTGTCATTTGGTAATCTCAAAATAAAACAGCTCCTAAAATAGCTTATGCTATACTTCACTTCGTTTCCTAAAATGGACTGGAGTGTAGCAATGGCAAAAAAAGAAGCAAAAACTGATTTTTGGGTTTATGGTTTATTGAGAGAAGCGGGTATTGAACTTGAGCCTCAAGGCAGCACTATTCTTGAGATTGATATGGCTTTAAAGACTGCTTCTAAAAGCGGTTCGGGAAAAGTAGGTTTTCCAGAGTTTGTTGGGGTGGTTAAAGACTTCCTTCTCGTTGTTGAGAATAAGTCTGATGTTAGTAAACATGTAAAGCTTGACTCAAAAGGCTTGGTTAGTACAACGGTTAAGGATATTAAAGACTTTGCTGTTAATGGCGCTCTTTTTTACGGCCAACATTTAGCTCAAAATACGTCTTACAAGAAGGTTATTGCCTTTGGTATTTCGGGAGACGAGAAGAAGCATAGAATCAGCCCATACTTTATCGATGAAACCGAATATTATCGCGAACTACCAGAAGTCGAATCTTTTATCTCATTCAATGAAAATAACATTGTTGAATACTATACAAGAGAAGTGCTACAAGAAAATACTGACCAAGAAAAGGAGCTGGCTGAAATATTGCGTGATGCCTCAGAGCTACACGAAGATCTCAGGAATTATGGCAACCTCAAAGATATCGATAAACCTTTGATTGTCTCAGGTATTTTATTGGCTCTTAGAGAAGCAGAATTCGGGGGTTTTGACGTCACCTTCTTAACTGGGGACGAAATTGAAGCGGATGGCGAAAAAATATACAGCGCTATTGAGAAGAACTTAAAGCGTTCAAAGGTTGCTCCTGATGTTAAAAGAGATAAAATTCTTAGCCAGTTTTCGATTATTAAAGATACACAGATTTTAAATGAAGTAAATAGTACACTTAATAAAACTCCTCTTAAGCATTTCACCGAATTTTTGAATGAAAAAATTTATAAAAGCATTAAGTATACAAAATCTTCCGAAGACTATTTAGGACGTTTTTATGGTGAGTTCATGTCCTACTCTGGTGGTGATGGGCAGACGCTAGGAATTGTGTTAACTCCCAAGCATATTACTGACCTATTCTGTAATCTGGTTGATATCAAGCCGAATGACACCGTGCTTGATCCTTGTGCAGGAACGGCAGGATTCTTAATAGCCGCCATGCATCACATGCTTGCACAAACAGAAAACGAGAATCTTAAGAAAAATATTCGTCAAAAACAATTGCACGGTTTTGAGCTGCAACCTTACATGTTCACCATCGCCACAACTAATATGATTTTAAGAGGTGATGGTAAAAGTAATTTAATTAACCATAATTTTCTAAATGAAGACCCCAATAAACTGCAATTAAAGGGTGCTACTGTAGGGATGATGAATCCGCCTTACTCACAAGGTTCGAAGAAAAATCCAGACTTATATGAGATAGCATTTACAGAGCATTTACTGAACTCATTGGTTGAAGGCGGTCGTGCAATTGTAATTATTCCTCAGTCATCTTTAACAGGGAAGTCTACAGAAGAGAAGTCAATAAAAGCGAATATTCTCAAGAAACATACTTTGGAAGGCGTGATTTCACTTAATAAAGATACTTTCTATGGTGTAGGAACTATTCCATGTATCGCAATTTTTACTGCTGGTGAACCTCACCCAGCGGATAAAGAGTGTAAATTTATTGATTTTAGAGAAGACGGATTTAAAGTGAGTCCTCATATTGGATTGATTGAAACAGAGCAAGCTAAAGATAAGAAACAACACCTTTTAGATGTTTGGTTTGAACGCATAGAAGCGGAAAGTCAATTCTGTGTAAAAACAACAGTCGAATCAGATGATGAATGGCTCCATAGCTTTTACTACTTCAATGATGAGCTGCCAACTGATGCTGATTTTGAAAAAACTATAGGAGATTACCTAACATTTGAGTTCTCAATGATTATGCAAAATCGAGAATATCTCTTTGAATCTGACGATTCTAAGGAGGCTTGATATGTCGTTAAATCTTGTAGATGTGGAATGGCATGAGTTTTTCATAGAGGATACTGCAAAGATTTTCTCTGGTAGAGATATTTATGATGCAGAGAGAGTTCAAGGGAAAGTCCCATATATTTCCTCAACTGCAAAAAACAATGGTATAGGACATTTTGTAGGGAACCGTAACTCTACTTTAGAAAGTAATTGTCTCTCAGTTAATCGAAATGGTTCTGTTGGTTACTCATTCTTTCATCCCTACAAAGGCCTATATTCAAATGACTGTCGAAAGCTTCGACCTATAGTTAGTTCTAATTACGTAGCTTTTTTCTTAGCTAACCAAATTTCATTTCAACGCCATAAATACAGTTATGGCTATAAAATGGGAACAGGAAGGCTTAAACGTCAAAAAATAATGCTTCCAGCTATTTCTGAGAATAAACCAAACTGGCAATTCATGGAAGACTACACAAAAGCCTTAATGGATAAGAAAAAGGCTACGTATATTGAGTTATGCCTAAACGAATTAGCAAAGCTAAAACCCAAAAATATTGTCAAGCTTGAAGATAAAGAGTGGCACGAATTCTTCTTAAAAGATATTTTTAAAATTGTTCAGCGTGGTAAGCGTCTCACTAAAGCCAATCAGATACAAGGGGGGCATCCTTATATTTCTTCAACCTCATTGAATAACGGTGTGAATGATTTCATTGGGAATGAAGACGGTGTTCGCATGTTCTCAAATTGTTTGACAATTGCAAATAGTGGGAGCGTTGGTGCGAGTTTTTATCAACCATACAAGTTTGTCGCAAGTGATCATGTGACCCATTTGCAGAACGATCATTTTGACCGCTTTATTTACCTTTTTATAGCAACTTTAACTAATAGGCTGTCTGATAAATACAATTTTAACAGAGAAATCAACGACAAGCGCATTTCAAGAGATAAAGTCATGTTGCCTGTTAAAGAGGATCATCGCCCAGATTTTGAATATATGGCTCAATATATGATCAACCTAGAATATCGTAAACGAAAGCAATATCTATATTTTCTGCAAAGTAAAAAATCAGATAATTTTACTATCCCTACAAACTAGGAACACCCCCAAACCATCCTATCTCTCTAATGCCAAAATAACCCTATTATCTTTATCGTAATAGGGTTTTTTATCATGTCTTACATTAAAACAGGCACGGCACACGCCAACCAATTAACAGAAGATCGATACGGTAACGAACAGACGCGTTACAGCCGTTATGAAACCGGCTTTATCGAAGGTGAGTACCGGGATATGTCGGCATTGATTGCGGATGAAACAGGCTTTGACGGATTAGGCTTTGATTCAACAGCTGGTAGTAATGATGATAAATGGCATGTTGTTAACTTGTTTGAAAATGGCGGCCATTACATTGATTCAGTGGCAATTGGCGGCGCTTTAGATGAAGAGCACGCACTAACACTAGCAACCACTCAATTTGACTACCTGGGTGCAGATTATGGCGTACTTGTAGGCTATGCTGAAGGTATGCAGTTTGATCACATGACAGATGACCAAGCATGGTCTATTGATGCTGTCTCTAAGCTACTAAATAACCCCTCACAAGATAAGCACTACCTACCAATCATCACATCAAAAGAGCTGCAAGCGGAAGCGACACGAGCTGCTTTTAATGATGTTCAGTGGGATAACTTAACCCTATCAAGCCATGGTGGCAGCTTAACCAATCTATACACAGATATGATCCGAGCTGACACGTTTAAAGAGCTGACACAAGAATTTGATTTACAGCAAGCGTTGATTGACTTAGAAGCAGAAGAAGTTGAATTCGATTCAATCATGGACACAGCTAACCGTTTGCCAATGCTCAAAGATCGCTTATTTAGAGCAATGAGCCAAGCCTCAAATGAAACCTTATCTGTAACCAATGTCACTCAAACCAAGCCATTTAAACGTGGTGGCGTGGTAAACGTTGCTTTTGTGTTTGATTTATCGGACGGCCAAAAACTATCGATTTGGTTTCACAACCCTGACAGCACACCTAGCAAATTGCTGGCAGGCGATATGATGGTTAGCTGGAAATGGTTATTAAACAAACGCGACGTAACCGCTATTTTGTCACCGATTAACGGCCAGGACGTCAAGATTCCAACTCTTGCACGTCAAATGATGTTGCTTGCCAGCAAAAACAGCAAAAACTTTAAACGTGCTCAAGAACGTAAAGCTAAGCGTGACGCTGATATCAATGAAGCTCAAAGCAATATTGAGCAGAAAAAACAAACCATTGAGCAGCTAGATAAAGATATTGCCAGCTTAAAAGAGCAGATTGATGCTGCTATGCAACAAAACAAATCAAAAGCCAATATTGACACTACGGAAAACGCGGACGGTGAGCCAGCATATATACCAGAACCAGATGAAATGACGGTCTCAACTTCTTTAAATGTAGCTGAAGAGGAAGCCAAGGTGGAATTATCCGGCAATGAGCTTGGTAGTTTCGATGAAACAAAAAAGGGCTTAATAGACTTAAGAAGTAAAGCGAAAGATGTTTTTAACAGCATTGCCGGCAGTTGGATTGATTGCCCTGCATTGGAAGATGATGAGGGTGAAAATGCGAAGGTCGAGATTCGCAAACGAGGCATTAAGAAGTTTATCTCACATAGCGCAGACCCAAGAAAGCTTAAATTAGTAGCAAAGATCGAAGATATTATAACCACAGCTACAAACGCAACCTGGCAGGAAAATATTAAAGTTTCTAACAAACCAATGGCGTCTGGATATTATCATCTTGAAAATACCATCAAGCTTGGCGAAGAGCTAATTAAGCTAAGAGTCGTGGTTGAGAAAGATGTTAAAGATGGATTGCTGCATTATGACCTTTTATTGCCCAAAAACAAATCTTTTGATTCACTACAAGAAAATGACAATAAAAAAATGCCTGAAACAGCGATCCCTGATCACGATTCAGGGGTTGCTTCAGGCACTGATAATATTAAATCAAACTATGCAGATGAAGTCAATATGTTTGATTCTATTGAAGATGATTATGAGATAAACATCGAAATACTAGAAGTAATAGAACAAGGTAATAGTTCTAAGCAGGCCGAGGACAACTTTGTAGATACCACGGACAAGAGTGCAAAAGAGCAATCTATCACTAGTCAGCTTGATCCAAAAGAAGCGCCGAAATCTGATGTTGAAACTTTCTCCCCTGAAAACCCTTATGCACTTTATGCCAATAGTGACGAGGAGGCTATGGCGAATGCTGAGCGCTGGGAAGCTAGAGAAGTGTTGACGGAAAAAGTTTTAGAAAAGCTCAATGAACTTGCTGAATCTTTTGGTTTTACAACTTTTATCGAGCCAAGACATGCCGGATTAGGCGTATTCCAAGCGGTTAAAGAAGTATCTAACCGCAGAGTTGAAATTGAAGGCAAGTTCAAAAACTATGATGGAGAGTCCGCAAAGGAATCACCTAATGACTTTATCATTGAATGGTCACAAGATGGTGAAGTTGTCGATTACCAGTATACCAATGACTTACCTGAATATATTGAAAAGGCGAATAACTGGTTGAATCAAGATGTCGGAAGCTTAAATGAACAAAATGTAGCCACAGTAAATGCCCCTGAGGATATTGAACAAGGACATGCGATGCAGCAAACAGAAACAGCCTACAGCCAAGATGATACAGATTACCTAAATTCAATCATCGATGGCTCTTTAAGTACCGATGATATTGACCTTGATAGGCTGACAGTTATTGGCGAAAAAGACGAACACAACCCGCTATTTACTCAAGCGTTAGATGTTGTATTAAGCGCAGTTGATAAAGAATCATCAGACTTATAAGGGGCGGGCATGACACCTTTACAGAAGATAGAACTGGTGAAGCAGCTCAAGGCTGCTATATCAGACGCTAAAAGCCTTGATGGGTTAAAGCGCCTTGATGAAATAAAAAGAGTTATGCAGCTTAGAGCTGATCTTGGCTTATCTGTTAAATCAGATAATTCAAACAGCCAAACCAACCAGGTAAACAAGATTATTAAAGGCCGCAATAATAACGTTAAAACAGCAAAGGGGACTAAGGTATCAACGATCCTAGCCGTAACTGAAATTGATAACGTCATTGCTAGTCACACGGCAAGCGGCAGCCAAAACCCAATATATCCGCAAGAATTACAGCCTCGTGATCGTGGCCGTGATTCATCAGTCGCATGGGTGCAAAAAGTATCACGTGACCTTGACCCTGAAAGCTTAGGGCGTTCTGGCAGGGCTGATAGTGGAGCGCCTATTGTCGGTGATGATATGGCCGTGGAAAGTGGTAACGGCCGAACTATGGCAATAGCTATGGCTTATGACAATGGTACAGCCGATAACTATAGGGATTGGCTCATTGATGAAGCCGACTACCTGGGATTCAGCCCCAAAGACGTAGAAGCATTTAAACGGCCAATACTGATTAGGATTAGAACCAGCGAGGTTGATCGAGTTAAGTTTGCTATTGAGGCTAACCAAGATGATAAGTTGTCATACAGTGCAACAGAGCGAGCCAAGACGGACGCTAAAATGCTAGATGACCACATGCTCATGCTATTTAATCCAAGTGAAAACGGGGATTTAACGGCAGCAAGTAATCATAACTTCGTTGTCGCCTTTTTAAAGCAAATAGGCGATACGGAGGCGGCCCAATACACAACAAAGGACGGTAAGCCAACACAAGCGCTGGTGGCACGCATGAAAGCCGCTATTTTTAGCAAGGCCTACAATGACGAGCGATTAACGGAAATGATGGCCGATGACGCAAAGCCAGAGCTACAAAACGTACTAAATGCCTTGAGCGTGGCCGCACCTAAATTTATTGAGGCTCAAGCAATCAGCCGTGGCAACGTCCAAGATATATCTAGTGGCATTGTAGATAGCATCGAAAAAGGCCTTGATGACGAGGTTACAAACGCAATCATTGACGCAGCTAACGTGGTTATGAGTGCTAAAGAAAATAACCATGACGTTGCTGAATACGTTAAGCAGCTCGGGCTATTTAACGACATGGCAGAAGGTGTGGCCGAAATAGCCGTGTTTATTGCTACAAACAACCGTAGTGCAAAGAAGATGGGGTTATTTTTCAGAGCAATGGCTGAATTTTGTGAAAAAGAGTCTCAACACGGCCTCGCTGATGATCTATTTGGCTCGCCACCTGTTAGCACCAAAGACGCTGCTAACTATGCAGTTGACAAGGTTCAAAGTATTTACGGTAACGACAAAGGGTTAGATATGTTCGACTCAATGACACTAACACCGCTTGAAAAACTTAAAAAGATTAAAGAGCTTAAATCAGCCGTATCAGATGCCAAAGAACTAGGCAATTTGCAAAAGCTACAAGCGCTTAAAAAGATTATGCAGTTGCGTAAGGATTTAGGCCTAGTAAGCAATAAAGAAAACGAAACTGATTACCTTGGCGAACAGGTTAAAAGCCTTAGCGACAAAGTATCAGAAAGCAGCTTTGACCCACTGGGATTTGATAGTGACTTTGCAAAAGAGCTGGCTGGCAAGATTGAAGATGCAGATAGGCCTGATCTTGCACAGATTTTCAAAGATACACTTGAACATTATCGTGAATTACTGGTGTCTTTAGCTATTGAGAGTTTGCACAAAACTAAAGCGGTAGAGTAAAGATGAAAAAAAATACAAACAAGCCCGCGGATAACGCAAACAAGCCCAAGAAAAGCATAGTAGTAGGATCAGGCGTGCCCTGGATGCACAAAGGTTTAAATCAGCGACTGATCGCCAAGATACGACCGGTATCAGAGGATAACCTGGAAGGCGGCCAGGGCAAACAGACCTATAACCCCATTGAAGGTAATACCATTATTGCTGCGCTATTTGAAGATGGTGAGTTTACAGTTGAGTCTCAGTACTCAACACCCTTTGAAACATCCAATCCTGAAGGTCGGATGCCCAATATGATGGGTATGATTCAATCGGGCGAACTGCCCGCATCAATGTATAGCATTTTTAACTTGGACTCAGAAACAGTGGATGACAGCGCGGTTAAGAGTGTTGCGGGCGACGCTGCTGACAAGCTACTTGGGTTAAAAGATAAGTCTACGTTTACTAAGATTAATAGCCGTCAAGTCTATACCTCATCAAGCTCAGTACGCATTAGTGGGACGCTTGTTTTTCAGGCGTGGGTTGATGCGGCCTCAGAAGTTGAGCGCGCATTGAATGTATTACAGCAATATGCATCACCTAGAAAGTTATCAGATGCGTCTTTAGTAGTGGGCACGCTTAGTGAGGGTGCTGATGGTATGTTTCCATCGACCATACCCTCGCTTGTGCAGTTTCAATACGCTGGGAAAACATATAAGCCTATGTTTATTGAGAGCTTATCAGCACCTATTACGGCGCCGATGAATAAGAACGGCGACAGAATCGCGATTAAAGTACAAATAACATTACTATCCCTAACCGCATGGGATAAATACGACATAGCAAACCTAAGAGCATCATCTAACGGGGGCAAGAAATGACAGACGTTGCAGTAATGCAGTTACAGTTGCTTGAGCACACAGTACCAATGCCAGATCTTACTATTGGTCAAGCCATGGAGGTCGCCAAAATACCAGAGCGTTTTAACGAAAAGCGTATTAGCGCGTTAATTACGCTAGTTACAGGCTATCCGGAGTTGGCTGATAAGTTAACAGTACAAGAACGTTATTATTTTTTATTAAACCAACAAGCTTTATCCCAAAACAAATATGCCGCTGAGAGTAATTTAAGCGAATATTTGATTGATACAGTCGAATCACTGGTGCCAAAAGAGTATTTAGACGAGGAGACGCAAATAGGCGTACAACATATTAGAGGTGCTCATGTCTGCTTACTTGAAACGATATGTGAAAATTTGTTTGATTGGACTTGCGGCCTTATGGCTTGCCAGCTTTTCGGCAATCTCAGCAGCATTGTGGGTGGTGATATGGTTTGGGACAAGCTAGACGATAGCTTAACCCAAAATGAGCTGAGCAAACAGGTCCTAGCGCGGGCCAAAACTATCAGCGATCTTAGTGAATTTGACTTTAACAACCTGGCTGAATTGTTTGATAGCCTCATATCTAACTTATCGCATTATGTTGATACCAGTATTGATAACAAGGGCATTACGGTGATTGGGGAGGTTGCTGGCGAATACGTGCCAGCACGATTTCAAGCCCTTTTTGAGTTACGAGGGCATGCAAGACAGCTTGCACGATATATTGTTGAGTGACATTGTTTTGCTGATGGAACATGGCCAAATGAGCATGTTTGAAGCGCTTAAAATGAGCCTAAATTTTGTTGATCTTTATGATAGGTCGCAAGCATTTGATTATCGTTCAAAGATAATGGAGAGAGACACAACAGCCCAATTAGGACTGTACAAAAGGCTAGACGCTATTATCAAGATTTTAACAGCACGTCGGTAATAAACGTGCTCCAGTGTATAGAAAGGGGTGAAGGGTGCAACATAATATTGATACTGCAAAGCTTACTATCGGGCTAATTGCTAGCTCGGCAGCAAGTATATTTAGTGCGTCTGCTAGTGCAGTGGCATTTACGGATCAGCTCAATCAAACCCGTACTTTCTTGTATCTAAACATCCCAATTTGGGCGTTCTTTTTTGCTGTATTGCTATTGAGCATGGTCGGCTCAGTGGCCTCTTTGCTTACTGATATTTATACAAGTGATATGGAGCAGCGACCTTCTGCATTGCAACAAATGTTTCATCTTGCTGGTGGGTTTTTTAGTGGAATTATTGGAGCGTTCGTTTTATTGCCAGCGCTTACCGATGCTGCAAGCCCACCGATTGAAGTTATGCTGATGACAGCGTTGGTTATGTCATTTTCAGGTGTGGTACTTATCAACAACCTAGGTGACTTAAAGCGTGATAAAGAACTCCAAGACTCAGTACGTAAGCTATTAATTAGCAGGGTGTCATGGCTGGCCAACATCTTCACTAAGGGAAATGGGGATAGGTAAAAATGGAACATCTAATCATCATCAACTTGCAAGTCATTAATAATATAACACCGTACCTTGGATTGTTTATGTGTGCAGTCGTTATGTTTAGTGGCAGATATTGCACCAACCGTAAATCAACTTCGACGTTGATAGTGCTTTATGCATTTATATGGCTGGGGCTTTTATGGGCCGATGTTGGTAGTGATGTATTTGTACCGTCTAGGCATACCATTCTAGCAAGAGTGTTGCTCATCCTATCAATGGCAGTGCTCATGCTTGATATAGCGGGCAGCACCAAAAGAGTTAGTAAGCTTAAAAGTAAGATAAGAGAATTTAGAGAAAATGACAGCAAAAATTAGAGAAAACATCAAGAGACTGCAAGTGCAGGCTGGTGCCAAAACCGATGGATTATGGGGTCTGAACTCGCAAAAGGCTTTGATTGATTCTGGCAAGCGACTTGGCTATGAGCCTGGCAAGCTTGCTAAGCACTTTAGACCATTAAAGCAATCCCAGGTTAATGGGTTTGATAGTATTTTAGAGGCTTGCAACCAATACGGCGGCAATGCTATTAATCCGCTTTACTTTGCATATATGTTAGCTACTACCTGGCATGAAACAGCAAAAACCATGAGGCCCATCGAAGAATACGGCAAAGGCCGTGGCAGGCCATACGGTAGTCATATTGATGTTCATGGCGGCAAGTATTCTGATTTACTTCCAATTTACTATGGTCGCGGGTACATCCAGTTGACTTGGCTGTCTAACTACGTCTTGATGCGCAAGTTACTAGGCGTTGATTTTGTGAATAAGCCGGAACTGGCACTAGACCCAAAACATGCAGCAGATATTATGATCGTTGGTATGCTGGAAGGTCATTTCACTGGCAAATCACTATCAAGATACATAAGATATGGCTCGTTTGAGCAGTTTAAAAACGCTCGTCGAGTCATTAACGGCACTGATAAAGATACACTGATAGCAGGGTACGCAATCCAATTTTTAGACTGCCTGACGCTGATCAAGTAATCTTTGTGAGTAAGAGCCACGTTACCAGTTAGCGTGGCCCTTTTTTTTTGCCTCTAGGAACACGCAATCAGGGCGTAGCATAATTATTGCGATAATGTGCATAACATTTTATAACGACAATGAGGTTAATAAATGAATGAGACAGTACAGCTTATCAGCAATCTTGAGGCCTTGAGATTGTCGCTGGAAAGCTTTAATGATCCTAGCGATGAGACATATCGGCAAGCGGTTATAAGCGGCCTAGAAGCGCTTGGGGTGAATTATCAGCCTGAAAATAGCGTTAATGATGGCTTTAGTGATAACCCAAACGATGATAACTATCGGTATGCTGATACGGGTTATATTGCCGGCAGTAAAAAAGAGCTGGCAAGTAATCACATAAAACAGTTGGCCAAAGATGGGGTTGCTGTAAAAGTTAAAGACATTGATTGGTCAGAAATTGAAACAGATGCTCTGCTTGCTGAGTCCCTAATTAAAAAATCAAACATTATGGGTCAGGTTGACTACAATGAGTTAAAAAATAATGGTATTGAGCCTGGTACCGCTTTTTTAATTCAAAAAATATTGTCGTCTGTGGCAACAGAGCCTCATTGGGACTTAGTTGAATTTGCTAAAAACTCTTATGCTGGTCGTAGAAACATAAGCTATAATCAAGATCAATTACTCGCATTTGCAAGATTAACAGATGAGTTTGGCGCAGCTCAGCAAAAGCAGATGATGCGTAAAGCTTATGTGGCAGGTATTGATACGTTAAAAGCGCGCATTAGTAAGTGTGCCACACCTCGTGATTTGTACAATGAACTTGTGGCTATCGCAGATGAACTTGGGGGTTCAATGCTTAGTTCGGACGTCGCAGATAGATATAAAACGTTGTCCGCAGAGCAAGATGCATTAAGAACTGAGATGGAAGAGGAGAGTGAGGCGTTATACAAAGAAGCGATTGCTGGGCTTGCTGCAATGGCCAAGGAAGAGGGGATAAACCCAATTGAATATAATATACAAAAGTGGGTAATGAGCTGGGCTACAGAAAAATACCCCGAACGCCAGTTTAGTGGTAGTTACATTGGTAAAGGCATTGTTGACAGAAATAAGTTTGAAAAGTGGCAAGAGTATACTGTTGCTTTAAAAGCTATCAATGCAATAGGGGCATTTGAGACATTAACTACAAATAGAAACATTCAGCAATGGGTTGCTCTTGGTGAGAGATTTTGGGCAATTATTGAGCGTACTTCATCAGCCTTTGTTAAACACCTAAATCTAGCCATAGATGGTAAATATAACGACTGGGGGCTGACTATTACAGATAGCAGCAAGACTGGAAGTGGTAGCAAAAAAGGTAAGAAAAAAACAACCTTTGAATTAATTGTTGCTAAACAAATTGAGCGTAAGGGTGGGAAAGAAATTATCATCAACTCTACCAAAGAGCTTAAAGATGAATTTGGCTTCAGAGATATTCAATCAGGAGATTGGATTTTAAAAGAAAAATCTAGTGCTGAATTTCATGTGAAAAATACGGCAGCAGCCATGTTTGATTTGTCAGATATTATCGGTATTGACCATAAAGCACTTGCATTTAACGGTAGATTAGCAATGGCTTTTGGTGCGCGTGGTAGAGGAGGAGCGCTTGCTCATTATGAGCCAGTTCAGCGCGTCATTAACTTAACCAAAATGCGTGGTGGTGGCTCGCTTGGCCATGAATGGTTTCATGCTATCGATAACATTTTAGGTGAAGTGCTAGGTAATGAAGAAGCTGTTGGAGCCAATAATTTTTTAACAGAAAATCCAAGCCTTGCTAGTAACCCTAAAATTTCAAATGCCTTTAGAGATTTGCAAGATGCTATGTTTATTGGGGATACCTATACACCTGAAGTGTTTAAGCTTACAGAAAAAGATATTGATCTGGCAAAATTAAATATTAATCCTGACAAGCTCAATAGGACGACAAAAGCAATCTTAGATGCAGGCAATGCCAGCGGCGCTGTAAGAGCGATTGACGATATGTATGGCAGAACAAATAGAAGCCGCCGTAGCAAACGGCATACAGCATGGCGAAAAATGGCGGCTGCATATTATAATCAAGATAAGGCAGGAGAAGCCGTCATTCTTGAAACTGGTCCTATATCGTCTAAATATAAAGCAAATTCGGTATCTCTTGATGGAACACGCGCCAAGCCGTATTGGTCTTCAACCATTGAAATGGCGGCAAGGGCATTTCAGGCGTATATTGAGGATAGTCTAGAGGCGCAAGGACGCCGTAATGACTACTTAAGCTACGGCGCTAACAATGATTTATACGATAGCGTACATAAGGCTTATCCTGAGGGTGACGAGCGTGCGCGTATTAATGCGGCATTTGATAAGCTGTTTAAAGTAATCAAAGATGAGAAGGTGTTTGAAAATGCGTCAGCTGATGAAAGTTTGATGGACTCTATTTTTGGCATGTAGCTAAGTAATAATTTAGCGTTAGATCATTTGATTCGGTGGTAGCTTTAATTACGAAATAGGATATTCATATTATGCGGAGTGAGTTTTGGTGAAGAAACTCACTCCTTTTACAAAAACGAAGTAGGGGAGTG